TACCCACACCATCCGTAGCGGTGAGGCTAAACGGAATGCTGCCCGTAACATGGACCACGCTTCCAATGCGTGTGGCATTGAATACACAATTTCTTGGGTTGGAGGCGTCGGCGTTAAGATCATGAGTTTGGTTATTTAATTTTTGTTCGATAGAAAAGGCAACGGAGTTGGAGCCTAGTCGGTTCGCGCCATTTGATGCCGCTCCTTGGTTACCGAAGTCGCTTCCTCCCCCAGCAGTAGTCACTCCTATATCCTTCTTGCCCGCAAACACTCTGATAGTGCAGGTAAAGAAAGCGGAGGGATTCTTCCGAACCACAATCAGACATTCGTTGGGGGCGGAGGATTGCTCTCTTGAATAACTAGACAAAGTGGTGGACTGACCCACCGTCTTTTCGGTGTTCACCAAGAACGTCACATCAGCGATCGTCACAGCCTTCAGAGAAGCTCGGGGATTAGTTGTCGTCAGGTAATCCTTTGGGGTATCACCCGTTTCAGGATCATACGTGACGGTTTGTTGGACGCCGGCCATGTCGAAAACTTTGAGGTTGTCAGTGTCGTCTCCCCCGTCACACACAACAAAATACTGCTCGGTGCTGTCGCGGTTCACGCTGTGGATGAACAGGTTGTCGGCCGGGGCAGTCAAAAGTTCCTTGACATGCTCTGTGGGAGGACGCTTGGTCAGTCCTTCGACCGGGTTGCCAACACAGTTCTCCTGGGCCTCGCACTGGTTCACCAGTCTCATGGTATCGGGCTGCTGACTGACACCGCCGATCATGTTTGGTACGTCGTTGGTGATCAATGTCATCAGTAGCGTACTCCTCGAAGGGCACCGTGCCGGTTGATGGTCGCAGCCACATCGTTGTGGTCGAAGATAGTACGATCAGCCGTATCTCCCTCATGCTCCCGCAGGGTGGACAGGCACTTCATCTCATCCTGCATAGTGAAGAGGTGGTGCTTCTGAGACCCAAGCATACGGTCTTGGAAGATCCTGGAAGATCGAATAGTCACATACCTTCGGGCCGTCTCAGGCATCTCCTCAAACGGGTAGAGGAGGACGATAGTCGTCTTCACATCAGACGTGAATTGGAAGGTGTTGTTGGTCTTGTCGAACAGCTTGTCACCTCGCTGAATCACATCACGATCATCATGAGTGACGTTGTTCTTCATCGAGGGGTCGTTGTCCACCCTCAAGACTTCTGCCGCCAACGTGATCTCATTAGAGGTGTTGGGGGACAAGGTCTGATCGGTGAGGGTATTGAAGTGCCATCCCTGACTCTGAACCTCTCTGGATACCTCAGTCAGAATGTTCCGGGCGATAGTCGCATCGGCACCCAGGGCACCGGTGAAGCTGTTGATGGGGGGCTCACCGATGGTGGACAGGATGGTATTGACTGCATCCAGTTCGGTTGTCTTTGCAGGCATGGCAACTCCTTGTGAGAAAAGAGGCGGACCCCCCGAAGGAGGTCCACCCCGTATGGAGACTCAAGATCTCTAATTATCAGGCAGTCTTGATTTCGAAGCAGCATTCCTCACGGAGGATACCGTGACCCATTGCGTACTTCGCAAGCATCAGGGTGCCGAGGCGATCCATCTGGTACTCGCTCTCGACCGCAAGGTCCATCAGCTTGACCGTACCAACAGCCTCGCTCTGGAAGGCCACACCAACGGTGTTGCTGAAGTCAGCACCAGAGTATCCACCACTGGCGGTGAACACATCGTTCTTAATGAGGTCATCACCAAGAACGCTGTCCTGAGTCGAAGACTCGTCAGCAGTCGGGATGTGGTTGGACTTCAGGATTCGAAGACCCGCAACCTGAGTGACTTCGCCCGTAGCGATCGATCCCATACCACCGAAGTCGCTGTTGATGGCCGCATTGCCAGTCTTAACAAGAGTGTAATAGTTAGCGGGGGTCAGGACCATGTAACGACCTTCGGCGGGCACCGAAGCCTCATCCATCTTCTGGGCCACTTCTGCACAAGCACTCACAAGCTCTGCGTCGGTGTAGGTCGCGCCCGATGCGGTATCGATCGCCGCACCAAGGAACTTGGCATCAGACCCACCAAAGCGGTCAGTAGTCTTACGGGCACCTGCAATAACCGTCCGGATCAGAGCCCGGTCGGCCGAGTAGGCAAGCTCACGACCGATCTGGGTGGTGTAAGCCGCCCGAACGTCGTAGTGGTTCTTCGCCTCATCGATGTCCGCAATGAACGCCGTCGAGAGAAGGACGCCGTCGATGCTGATGGTCCGCTCGGCATGCTTCACCTGAGAGAGGTACTTGGCGGCACTAGACCCATCATCAGTGGTCAGAACCGACTCACCAGGGGTGTGGTACTTGGCCTGCGCGGTGCCCACGACGGGGAACTGAGCGGTCTTACCACTGCTGATGTTCCGCTGCTGAGTGAGCGGCATCATGATGTTGTTTTCCTCAAACACCTGAAGGATCTCACCAGAGAAAACCTTCAGGAAGAGGGCGTCAACGTCGCCGGCGGCGTTTTGCTGGCCGAGGCGGCTAACTGCTGGTTCAATATAAGCCATTTGAAACTCCTAAAATTGTTTTACTAGATACGGATTGATGGTCAGTATCGGTAACTAAGAGTTCTCAGTTATCCACCGCAGCGGGCCGGGTATCGTTAGATCCCTCAACATCGCCATCGATTGATCCTGCGTACCAGCCTTCTGGTATCAGAACCTTGTTGTCAGACAGTTCCCATGAACTGCCATTCCAATAGTAGACATGGCCCCTGACATCTGGACCCATCCGAATAAACCCTTCGGACTCATCTACGAATACGACTCTTGAAGCTCCGCACCCGGTCAACCCAACGCTTGCGGTCAGGAGACACAGGAGCGTCATGAGCTTCTGTCTTACGTTCTTTGAGATACCCCACAAACGGGGTGAGGAGGATGACGAGTATGGAAGCAAGTGCTTCATACACCGATCACTCTTCTTCCTCATAGTCAGCCTCGGACTTCTTGAGGTTCAGCCGGGCACCGGTGTATCCGAGAGCCACAAGGGCAGCGGAAACCAGTCCGACGACCTGACCCCAGGGTTCCGCAGACGGGATGATATCGGCAGCCACAAGGGCACCAACAAAGGCGGCAGCGGTACTGAGCCAAAACTCAGTGGTCTTATATCCAGGCTTAGACATGGGGTTCTCCTAAAGTGCTTTTGAATTCTGAAGACGACGGTAAACTTCGTTGCGGTAGGCGGGATCCTTCTTGTATCGAGGATCGCTCATGGCCTCCGTGATCTGGGCTCTTGACTGGAAGGTTGATCCAGAAGCAAGATCAGAAGAGGGCTCACCCTGCATCAACGGCTGCGTTGGCTGGGTGGGGGCTTGCTGACTGTAACGAGCATAGAGCCCGGACACAGCCATTTGAACCTCCTGAGGGCTGCCGGCAACAAGGTCGTTGAACACATCGATCTCCTGGTCGGAGAGGTTGTTCGTCGCCCAGTTCAGCATGTTGTTGTAGTTGTCTTCGCCACCCACGGACTGGTAAACATCCTTGATGGCGGTCTCGGCCATGATCTTCTGGCCTTCAATATATTCATCAATGAACTCACGGGGGATGCCGGTCTCGGCAAGACGTGAGCGGGACTCCTCAGACACGTCGCCGGTCTCATCGAACTCTTCGCTGAGAGCCGCAAAGGTTTCGGGGTCAACGCCGGCGGGTGCTTCCTCTGGGGTCTCTTCCCCAGCCCGTGACTTGGAATACTCCTGCTCAAGCTGCTTGTAGGCGTAGGCCATAGCTTCAGGAGTCTCGAACTTCTCAGGCAGCCACTCGGGACGCTCGATCACGGGCTCCTGAGGGGCTTCCGGAATGGCTTCCTGCATAGGCTCGGCCTGATCAGGTGCCATCGGCGGGGCTTCTTCAGCCTTGATTTCTACCTTCTGATAATCAGCCATCTACTGGGTCTCCTTGGTTCATTTGAGCAGCAATCTGTGGAGCCATAGACTGAGCCATAGACTGCTGCTGTTGTGCGGCTTGCATTTGAGCAAGCTCTTCAGGGGAGCGTACCAGACCCTTGGTATCAATGCCCAAGGCCAGGGCTCGCCTCTTCAGGTACTCACTTACATCCACATAAGTTTGAAGCACCTCGGGACCGAGGAGTTGACCGATTCCTGCAAGGTATGTATCAAGTCGGTTGAGATCGTTCCCTCGGCCGAGGGCTTCAATTCCTGTAATAATAACTGGTTTAATCTTGTCGTCTGGGAGGTTGGGCAGCGACTTCTCTCGCTTCATCTTGTTCATCACAAGGGTGACAAGGGGCATGCTCAACTCTCGGCTCAGGATGCTGTAGATGCCACCAAGCTGACGCTCTACGGCCTGGGTTACCAGTCGTACTTCTTCAGCGGTGACTCGATCAGCATTACGAATTGAGCCTTCAAGGAGCAGAAACGCATACGCGAGACGTTCCTTAATGTCGCGAGTTGTGTTGAGTGCAACAGAGAAATCGGACGCTTTCTGACTTTGAAGGACACTGACATCATTTGCATTACCCTCGCGAATAGCACCGTTGGGTGACTCAGAAAGTGTTCGGGCTCTGGTTGTCCCGTTGGGGTTGACAAGGAACAGAACCTTGGCTGCTGCTGCACTGCCTTCAACAATGGCCTTCGTCAGGCCCTCAAGGCTTTGCAGGTCACCAAGATATTGCTCAACGTATCCACGGCCATAGTTCTCAGAGTCAACTCGGCTCATCCTGAGGGGGATGAATGGAGCGTCTTCAGCAGCGAGAACACGGCGGGAGCCTTCGACCTCTTCGCCAGCGACTTCTTGGTACACCTCAATCTTCCCGTCCATGCGGGTGACCATGCCGGTGTACATCTCTACATGATCGTCGTATGAAGTCTTGTCGCCCAGCTTGTCCTTGATTACTTCAGGGAGCATGACTGGGGACACGGTCTCCATGAGGACGACCATACGCACGAAGCCCAAAGGACATCTCTTGACCACGTAGCGATCCAGGTGAACCACACGCATGTTGCCGCCATCAGGAAAGTACAGGAGAGCATTGCCTGTGACGACGAGGTGTCGGACGGCGTCAAAGAGTCCGGTTCGGACACCTGAACGCTCGATCTCATCCATCATCGATCTCTCGATGTTGGCTAGGGAATCTTCGATCTCAGTGATGATCTTTGGGTCTAGGGCTTCCAGCTCTCTCTCCGTCGCCTCATCAAGCTGAAGCCTGAAAAAGGGGGCGTTGGGAGGGAGCAAAGAAAGAAGGAGGGCCGACGCTAGGTTGTTCACGCCACGGGCACCAATGCTTTGGTACGGGGTGGGGAACCGCCTAGATGATGTCGTACCCTCATCCGGGAGAAGGCTCGGAATAGTCAGGGCACTCGCGTCCCTACCACGATCCAAGTAGGACTGACGCTCACCTGAGCATTTGTGGTAGATGGACTTGAGGGTTTCCATTAGACATTGACTCCGCTTCTGTTGGAGGTATTCAGAGGGATCTTGAGCATCGCCTTACCCCGCTTACGCACAGCACGACGACGCCGGCGAATAGGACTCTCAGGGCGCATCTGCTCATTTTCGTTGATCTGGACCGAAGGGTCACTAATAATCGGAGGAGGGGCGATCGTGATTTGGGGAGGAAGTGGTGGAGGAGCCACCGGAGCAGGCGGAGGTGGTGGAGGGGAAGATCTACGGCCTACGCACATACGCTACTCCTTAATAAGGTTGTCTTCCTGAGCCTTCAGCTCGGAAATCAGTTGGTTAACAAGCTCCCGTTTACCTGCGTACATCCAGATTTCGCGTTCTGACCACGAAGGATCAGGACAACGCTCTGGAATTCGTTCGTTCAGGACTTCAACAAGAGTCGGATCTAGGGCTGGAATTCTCCTCATAGTCATCCTTTCCCTTTTCTTGGAGGTTGTACGCATAGAACAGGAGCGTGTAATTGATCATGTCCATGACCGTATCCTCGATTTTCTCATCAGGAACGGCGTAGGTGCCGGTATCGATGAAGGTGATCAGCCTCGACAGCTTGTCCGTCAGGCGGACCATGAACCCCCTCTTGGTGTCCGTGATGCCCAGCCGCTCCACTCGGGTAAAGTTTAGGAAGGGGTCGCCGGCGTCATCACCCCCGCTGTAGTCGTGGTTCTTCTTCTCCATCAGCTTCCGAGCCTTGAAGCACACGTTGTCGTGGAGCTGCAACAGCTTGTCTCGGTCTATCTTGGTTCCCATAGTATTACCTCTTCTTTGTTGTAGTTGAAATCAGATTGCCTGAGGATGCGGGCTACGCGGGCCTGGACGAGAGCGTCCTCCTCAGTAAGTCCCGCTTTCTTATATGCACCTAATACCTTGTCCCAGCAGGGGTTAGAACCCAGAATCCTCAGGGCAGTCTTAGGACCAACGCCCGGACAGCCCGAATACCCATCGACGAGATCGCCGGTGAGGGTCTGAAACAGGTGGTTGTAGTCGCCATCCTCCTCAGTGACCTCAGTGATCCCCTCGTCAGGCTTGTTGGGGTTGTAGTGCAGGCCGGGGATCTGGAGGAGATCTTTGTCCGTAGACACCAGGATCTTCTCAAACCGCGTCTGCCACAGGCGGGTGCCCATGAGCATGCCACAAACATCATCGGCCTCAAGATCCTCATACTCGAAGGTGTTGTAGGTTTCCCTGACATACTCCTTCAGGGTGAAGAAGACCACGGGTTTCCGGGACTTCTTCCGGTGGTACTTGTATGTGGGGAGGACTGTTTTCCTCCAGTTCTTGCTGCCGCTCAGGGCCACCGCCATCGTCACTGCGTTGGTCTTCTCTCTCAAGGACGCAAGTGCAATATCTAGCTTGAGCCGTGCTTCTTGAGCATCGGCATGAAGAGTCCAAAGGTCATCCCCCCAATGGGTAGGCTCCTCAACCGAAAGGCCACACTCCCACAGGAAGATGTCGCCATCAACTACAAGTGCTGTCTTCTTCTTCGTCATCGCTGATTCCATTCATAACGGCGATCTTTCCTAGCTCTATCAAGCCCAAGACACTGTGGAACGGTCCTTCGAAACCAACAGTGATGTCTTCAAGATCTTCCGTGCGGTTGGATGCCCCCAAGAACACCATGCAGTCGAAACGCCGGCGGAGTTCTTTGAGCATTGAGGTGGTAGGGACGTACTCAAGTGGATCCATATCTCTTCTTTCGCAGTTCGCGGAGGCGACGATCATTCGACGCCCTCATGGCTGACTTGACGGGGAACTTGCCGCAGCAAATAACAATCTCAGCCTGTGGTTTTTTATATCGGAGGTAAGGGAGCATCAACAGCAGTAATTCCACGGCCTTTTTACCGTAGATGCTCCAACGAAATACGCGTGTATTCTTCTTGATCCGATGAGTGACTGACCCCCCGAACATTGCTTCAGGCTCATACACCAATTCAGGAGACACTGTCTCCACTTGGATTGTCGGGGAGCCACGGAAATCCACATACCCCTCGCCATCAACGATGCCGGCCAACCACGCCACGTCAGTGGGTATCAGCCCAAGAGGCACCGATCTTGAACTCTCCGTCGAGGGGACACCTGAAGTCGTAGGGCTGACCGGCCTGGCGCATCGAGTGTACCGCAATCCTTCCGACATACTTCGCCTCACTTTCGGGTGCTTCGAATTGAACCTCATCGTGGACGTGCATTACTTGACGAGCGTGGAGACCGCGTTTCTTGATCTCCCTGTTCATCATAATAGTTGCCTGCTTCATAAGTATACTACCTGCTGACTGAAGCAACAGGTTAAGTGCTGAATGCTCTGATCGAATAGGTAGACGACGCCCATCGATAGCGGGGAGCCAGTCTTCTCTCTTCAGCCGGTTCTTGATTGCGTTCTTCAACCGCTTCAGTGCGGGGATGCCACTTTCCAGTAGTGACCTCATACTCCGCCCTTCACGCCGACCGCCACCAACAAGCTGGCCAATCTTGATGTCTCCCGCACCATACAGGGTGGCATACATGATGCCTTTACCCACACCCCGATCGACCCCCATCTTGTCGGCGTTGAACTGGTGGATGTCTCCCTCCTGGATCACCTTGATGTACTCACCCTCATCCCAGCGAGCGAGGTAGTGAGCAAGGCACCGCAGCTCAAGCCCAGACATATCACATCCGACCATGACCATTCCTGTGGTGGGCTTGAACAGCTCACGACACTCCTTGCCCCAAGGTGAGCCGAGAGCAGGCACCTGAGCCAGATTGGGACGGCTGTGCGAGCAGCGAGAGGAGATAGTCCCGATGGTCTCGACGTGTCCGTAGATACGCCCATCACGGCTGGCCCGGATCCAGCTCTCCCTACCTTCCGAGAGCTGGCCAATCCGCTTGCAGAGCAGCAGATACTTGGTGAGAACCTTCGCCTCAGGATACGTCAGGCTCGACAACACCGTCTCATCCACCTTCGGCCGCCCGTCGCCAGTGAACTCGGAGGGCTGCCAGTCATACATCTTGATCAAGGCGTTCGCGATCTGTAGCCGGCTGCCGGGGTTGAAGGGCACCACTCGCTTCTTCAAGGGACCGGGCTTCAAAGCCTTCTTCATCTTGGCGGGTGCATCCTTCTTACGCTCGAACCGTTCGTCTGTATCTGGGTCGAAGTAATACTGAGGAGTCTTCATGAACTCCTCTTGGGGAGGGAAGATCCTCTGTAGCTCACGCTCGATGTCGATCTTCTGCCCAATCAATTCTGAGTGCAGTTTGAATGCAGCCTCTTCATCGAAGACAACCCCGTTCATCTCTTGATCGATCAGGATGTTCCTGAAGTCTCTCTCCATTGCATAGACCTCAGGCAGGAACGTCTCGGCGATCGCGTTCCACAACCTCGCGTTCACCCGGACATCCTGCTTGCAGTAGTCGGCCATCTCCTCGGTGAACTCAGACCAATCAGTCTGCTTGCCGAAGTCACCCTTGTGCATCTTGAGGCGGTAGCCCCAGGCTTCAAGGCTGTATCGACCACGGAGCCGAGAGGGGAAATCACTGTCTTGGCAGTCCCCCTTGAGAACATCAGGGTTCATGATGCGGGATGCCAGCAAAGTATCCACGATGTCACAATCATCAAAGTTTGCGAGGGGCAACATCTTCTTCATCGCGGGGATGTCGAACCGGGTGATGTTGTGACCGACCAGACGATCTGCCAGCATCAACCGATGAACCCCATCTTGAAGTTTGTGGCCCTCCTCATAGTGGTCTGAATAGACATCCACGTCATCAGTCGAGGGATCCATGATCGCAATGCAGTGAATCACCTCCAGATCACTCAGCTCATCCCAATCCTCGATGGCGTTGGTTTCAATATCAAACACAAGATCGTACATTCGCGCCTCCTATTCGCTGAACGGGTTGTTGTACTCGTTGAGACGACCCGTGTTGGGGTTGTACTCAAGGGTCGCAGCCACACCCGTGGTGCCGGCGAACCTGTTCTTCAATACTCGGATCACTGTGTTCCGGGACTCCAGTGAATCCTGCTGGTTTCTCTCACAGCCAATCACGGCATCAGACAACTGGGCGATGGCATGGGAGCCTCGTAGTTGTGACAGTGAAGTGGCAGCACCCTCCTCATGGCCACGTCCATCTGGACGCTTCAGGTGTGATACCAGCACACAGTGGGCATCAGTCTCCTCGACCAAAGCTCGGAGCTTCGTCATCGTGGTGTCGATCATGCGACGCTCATCACCCTCCTCCAATGCCGACACCAGGATCGAAAGGTGGTCGATGAAGATGAAGCGACAGTCGAGGGCCTTGCACATATACCTGACTTGACCCAATAGTCGGCTTGGATCTTGAGATCCCCAGTGGTCATACAGCACCATGTTGCCGGTTCCGAGGATGTCATCGAACGCTTCCTTACGGGTCTCCTCAGGAACCTCATGCAGTCGGGTGTAGGGAATATCGAGGTGGATAGACATCAAGCATTCAGCCGTCTTCTTCACCGACTCTTCGAGAGCGATGTATCCAACCTTGTGGCCTTGGCTAACCAGTTGATACGCCAGCTCCCGACACACGCTGCTCTTCCCGATGCCCGTGCCGGCGGTGATGGTCACAAGCTCACCACCCCGCATACCCAGCAGGCTCTCATTGAACCCCTGCCAAGGATACTCCACCGACCACCCGGTCTCATCCTTGTTGATGTGATCCCATAGTTCGTCACCTGAGACGACGCCATCAGGCCGGAACGTCTTGGCTTCCCACAGGGCTTGGTTCAGTTCCTTGTGCTTACCCCGAACCAGACAATCATTGGCATCCTTCTCGGGCAGGCCGTGAACGATCTTGCATTTACCTGGAGTAATCAAGGGGGCACAGGCCGTCGCCGCAGCACGACCCGCATCATCTTGATCGAAGCACAGAACGACTTCTTGGAATGACTCAAGCCACTCGATACTCTTGGTGATCGCCTTGGGAGCAGAGGCGGCACCGTTGGGGATGGACACCACAGGCCACTTGTTATCCAAGATCTGACTCACGGACAGGGCGTCGATCTCGCCCTCGCAGACGATGACACGCTTGCCATTGGTCTCCCACAGATGCTCACCGAACAGGTTCACAGACTTGGGATCGCCCAGCCAACTGAACCCCTTCTTGGAGTTGCGTAGTTTCTGAGCCTTCAGCATGCCGTTGCTGCTGTGATAGTTGGCGACTTGCACCGCCTGACCCTTGAACGTCGCGGTCCCATACCCCCACTTCTTACACGTCTCAATAGATAATCCCCGCTTCGTAAGGGGGATGTAGTCAATGTCAATCAAATCCATATGTCGAGCCTCCTTTACTACTGTCTCGCCGTCGCCCTTGCTGTATGCGCCGCATCCAGGTGAGAAACAAAAGCTGGATCCATCGTCGTACACAGCTAGGTTGTCGTTGCTCCCACATTCAGGACATGGCTCATGTCGTACGAAGTTCGCCATGCTTCAACTCCAGTTCAATCCTCGGTTCATCAGAGAACTCCTTTCTTGCAGTTACGCTCCTGATCAGATCATCATCTTTCCAGAGGATGTTGTTGAAGACATCGAGTGTCTTCAGATAGTTATCAATGTCACCTCGGGGTGCGTCTTTCTTGGTCGTCCGGGGACGGGTGCAGAAGAACGTCACATCGAGATGAAACACCTCATGGATAGGACAGATATCGGGGAACACAGCAGTCTCCAATATCTTCCCGGCTTCAGTCCTGAACCGGGTGTAGTTCTTGCCGTAATACACATGCCCCCGACGAGTGACACGGGGTCTACTCGCGGGGACAGGTGCCACAGGGAGCATGTACTTAACTAAAGTCGGCGTCGGCAAACGTGTCGTCCTCGGCCTCCTTGGTGAATTCGAATCCTTCCTCTTCAGTGAACCCAAGCGACTTGCCATCGCTGCCGGCGTACTCGACAAGATC